CATCCGTTTCCGGCGATTGCTCCGGCTTTGCTCCATCTGCCCCCCCTCGGAGGTCGAGGAATTGAAGCGTCTGGCTGTTCCACGCGGGCAAGCTCTTCCAACACGGCTCTGAAATCTTCTCCGCCATTGGAACTGAATGCTCCGGGTACGTTTTCCCAAACAACGAAAGTTGGATACATTCCATTGGTGGCTGTCCTCATTTCCTTAATGATTCTTGCGGCATCCAAAAACAGCACGGAACGGTCGTCGTCAAATCCAAGCCTTTTTCCCGCCATAGACAAGCCCTGACAAGGACTGCCGAACGTGATGCAATCCACCGGCTCTATCTTGTCGCCGTGAATCTTTGTGATGTCGCCCAAGTGTTTCATCTTTCCAAACGCCCGTTTAGCCAGATAGCGCAGCTCTTATATAAGGTAGGCGGTTCGCCTTTTGTCCCGGTAGCGTAACCGTTAGTTAAAAGGGAGATCAGAACTGTCGTCAATCACAGAGAAGTCGTCCGTGTTGCCCTGAGAGTAGTTCTGCGGTGCATCCTGCGCCCGATCAGCTGGCTTGCTGTCAGACTTGCCACCGCAGAAGTCAACCTTGTTCGCTATGATTTCCGTTGCGGTACGGTTGTTCCCCTGCTTGTCGATATACTTCCGGGTCTGGATGCTACCAGTCACCAGAATCAGGCTGCCCTTCTGGAACCACTTGGAAACGAACAGTGCCGTATTGCCAAATGCGGTGCAGTTGAAGAAGTCGGTTTCTTTCTGGCCGCCACTCTGACGGTCGCAGGCAATGCTGAACGTGCAAACATCCTTTCCAGACTTCGTGACCTTAGCTTCGGGCGTGTGAACCAGACGCCCCTGAATTGCGATAGAGTTGAGCATTGTTTAGCCCTCCTTCGGCTGTTTCTGAGCGCATTCCCAACACAGGACGCGTCCAAAGCGTTTCTTCGTGCTTCTTGCAGTTTCCAGCGGAGTGACGGTGCGGTTGTTATACTGAATAGGCTGCAACTGCTTTCCGCAGCAAGCGCATGGGGGGATGGTTTCCGCTTCCGTTTGCTTCTGCGCAGGCTTGTTTGCCCTGCTTGCGGTCTGCTTCTGGTACTCGTCCGTGTCAGCGTCCTTCGTATCGTCAATGCAGAACAGACCGTTCAAGGCGTACTTTCTGGCGTAACTACTTGCAGTGCCGGTAATCTGCGAATCGTCCATGCCCTTCTTAAACTCAGGCTCACGAGCGTATGCAGTCACCGTGTAGGTGGCACCATCCTGTGATTCAACCGTTGCAGTGGCTTCGATATAATGCCAGCTATCAACGATAACAGGCTTGTCGGAAAGCCGCAGCACAAGGCTATGCGCTTTCAAGATGGGCTTGACCGCTTCGAGAATGTCCTCGCACGAGCGGTACTTGTATCCACCGAATTTGTTCATCTGCCCCTTGGGGGCTTTCAACTCTGACTGAACAGCCATCAGAGCTTCATGGATTTTGCTGTTGTCCATCAGTTGTTCTCCTTCCTCGCTTCTTTTCTCGCTTTACGGCAAGCCGGGCAACGCTTAGGCAATGCCATGTTATGCGATTCGAAGAAAATGCGTTCTGCACGAGTAATCTCGAACATTTTGCCGCAGTCACGGCACGTTTTCTCTATGCTCGTGTCCCAGTCCCAGGAAGCTCTTCTTGCGGCATCTTCGACAGCAAACGCTTCTTTGATTTCGTCATAAGGACTCCTAACAAGCGTATGCTGCGGTGCGTGACCGTTCCTGCGGAGCGTTTCTTCTAAGTTGTTCCTTTTGCAGTTTGCGCAAAGAGTTTCGGTGCTGTTCGGAAACACTGAAAACGGCTTATTGCACTTTTCGCAGTGCTTGATTTCTTTCTTGTATTTGCCCATTTTCTTTCCTTTCTTCGGCTTCATTAGGCTTTATTGTTCTTACTTTGGCTTAATATGGCTGTACAAAATCAGCCAGCCATCAGTTGTGCCAACTGCGCACGGAGGTCTTTCAGCTCCGCTTCCCTGTCGTCAATTTCAGACTGCAAGTCCTTAATCTCAGCCAGCCGGTCAGCTTCTTTTGCTTCTGCTTCCTGCTCACGGGTCAGGAAATACACGCCGTCCTCCGGCTCGTTTATTCCTCCGAATCTGTCAAGGTTAATCATCTTTTGGTCTCCCTCTCTTACGTTCTTCTTTGATTTGCAACGCACTGTACCACTGGTCTTTGTCAATTTCGATGGTAGACCACCGGTGGTTACAGACAAGGCACTTTTTCCTGCGAACGATGCTATCGTGGTCAGACCGACTGTCAACCGTTGTAATGTTGTCGCTACCGCACATCGGGCATTTCATTGTGTATCCCTCCACTCGCTGGTGTGGTGGGCAACACGCTTGATTTTTCGGCATTCTTGCTCGCTGCGTTCGTCCATCTCCCCGCTAACTGCCAACGCATACAGCAAGATAGCCGTTGCGAGAAGCCCACAGGATACGAACACCCAGCCAAGCATCTGCGCTGTGGTCTGGCATCCTTGAATTGCATCGCCACAACCGACTGCTGCGATAGCCGCGACCAGACCGAGCATGGAAAGCACCATACCTTTCAAAGTTTTCATTGGTTCTCCTTAGTTCAAAATGATGTCAAACATAAACGGTTTGCTTTCGTTTATCACGATTGTTGCGTTCAGAACCTGCGCTATCTTTGCAAGTGTTTCAGTTTTAACACCAGTCTTGTACGGTTCTTTGTTCGGACTGGTGATATTGTAAACTGTTTGCTCGGACAACCCGCTCCTGTGAATAAGCTCAAGAGCGCTCATGTTTCGCTTTTTAAGCGCTGCTTTCAGTGCCATCTATTCTCTCCTTAGCTTTTCACTGAATGCCCGAAAATCCAGATGGTTGCCATCAGAGCGCCAACCGCGATGATTGCCCGCGTTGCATCTACGCCAACCAAAAGGTCAATTCGGTGAATCAACCAGAAGTTCAGCAGGAACTCTGCTAGAACCAGTGCTAAGACGATTCCCCAAATCAGGACGATTTCTACCAGTGCTTTCATCTTTTTCCTTTCTATTATGTATGTGTTCCAGTCGGTCTTTCTCCCGGCTGTGCCAGCGGATTTCCCGCTTTCCGTAGTATCTACCGTTCATAGGTAAGCTCCCCTGTTGCGAGCATTTGTGACACCTCGCCGTAATGCTTGCCCAGCTTGTCCGCAAGGGCTTGTACTTCTCCGATGGATGGAAAGGTCTTTTCCGGCTTCTTCTTTTCTTGCTGTTTGATTTTGTACGTTGCCTTCGCGTTTAGGTTCGCCTTTGCGTTATAGGCTTTCTTGGCGCATCCATTGTGGTACTTCTGCGATGCTACTTTTTTCAGCATCGGCTTTCCGCAGTATGCGCAGAACGCCTTACGGGGCTTGAATGTAACCCCGGCCTTCTTGCGCTTTCTGTCACGCTCTTTATCGACTTTGCGCTTGCATTCTGAACAATACTTTCTTGTCGGTCTGACCACGCCAAGATACAAGCCGCAGCGCTCACAGTACTTTTCTTCCACGCTGCATCTCCTCTTTCAGTCTGGCTTCCCGATTGTGCCGTTCAAAGCACTGGTTGATGGATTTCTCCATCCACAGCACCTTGTTGGCATCGTTTTTGGACACGCCAGCAGCCATTGCAAGCTTCAGTCTGCGCTTGCTGCTTTGAGCTTTACGAAATTCCATCACCAACACTCACCAGCCTTATCTGTGATGAACTTCGGGACTTTCTGACCTGTTGCAACGCACAGCGCAACCAGCTTTTCAACCCAGATGTCGTACAGGCTTTCTTTGGGCATATAGCACTGGCCGACACAAGGCTCCTTAAAGCTTTTCCAGATCGTCAGTCCGACAGCGCCATCCGTGACCGTCCATATCATACTGTAACCTTCACTGCACAGGTTGTACATAATGGCTCGTGCTTTGCTTTTGGCTTTGTTGATTTCAAAGGCATCCCAGCACTTTTTGCTTTCCTCGTAGGCCTCAACCGCAGCGTCAATGGCAAACTTGGCTTCATCAGGGTGCTCAAGGTCTACCTTTAAGGTGATGATCTGTTCCATGTTCAGTCCTCCGCTTTCTGGGTTTTCTTTGCTTTCAAGAAGAGGTTTACGAAGTAGACTTGGCCACGACCGGAAATCTTTGGAGTGCGGTTGATAGAAATGTGGTCGCTGTGCTGAATCGTGGTTTCTTTGATTTCAAACAGCCCCATCTCCATACTCCGCTGCGTCGGCAAGTTGTAATCGCTACGTTTCGGGTCTTTGATGAGATAGCCATTCCGGCGTAGCCAGTCAAACAAGCGGTTCTGACCGATGTTAATGCCGTTCTGAGACAGCAACTTTGCCATTTCGCCAACCAAAATGCTCTTTTTGCTAGCGCTCACCGCGTCAGCAAAAACGCCCTTCGGCGTAAGTTCTGCAATCTGCTTGTCCTTCTCTTCCAGCTCCTCATGCGCTGCGATCAGTGCAGTTGCAAGGAGCTGCGAGCGGGTAAGCTGCGGTTTTTCAGCCAGCTTCTTTTCCATTTCGTTGAACGCTGCAATGTACTTCAGTTTCCATTCGAGAGCAGCCTTTCCGGTGAAACCCATAGCCAGCAGGGTGAAGCCGTCACGGTTCATCAGATACATGGGGTAGCTCTGGCCGTTCTGCTCATGGACGTACTCGGTCTTGTAGAACATGGGGGTGTCCCCATTTTTGGGGAGACCCCTCATAATGTCTTCGATGTCACGCATCACATGGTCATGACGCTTCTCGAAGCTATCTGCAATCTGACGGCTGGAAACCACAGGCTCGCCATTTTGCATGGATAAAATAATGTCGTTCATTTTTAATCCTTTCTTATGACTTACTGCTTGTCCCTCACAAGTAAAGCGTCTACCGACACACGGAAGTAATCAGCAACTTTCACAAGCTGTCGAATGCTCGGCCCATTTGCGGAGCGTTCCCACTTGCCCAGTGCGCCGTTGCTTAAACCAGCGGCTACTTCCAAGTCAGTACGAGACAGACCATGTAACTTGCGAAACTCGTCGATTTTAGAAAGATTCACTAGCCATTCTCCTTTCTGGGCTTGCATTTTACTAGAAAATATGCTACTATGTAGTTGCGAAGTACAAAGTGAACATTTTCTAGCGACTTCCCGATAGATTTGTCAGGGGTCTTAGTTTTTGTTTGCCCTATGCTTCATATTATACTAGCCAAGTGGCTATTTTTCAATAGTCAATTTTCAATTTTGTGAACATTTGGCTATTTGCACAAAAAGAGAGGTCTTTTTCTATGCGCAATGTGGAGCGAGCCAAAAGAATCGCTGCCGACAAGGGTGTCAATATATCCTTTGTGTGCAGAGAAATCGGAAAAAGCAGAGGTTATATCTCTCAAATGCTTACTACCGACAGGGATTTTCCAGATGAAATGCTTTCGCCAGTAGCCAACGCGCTAGGCGTTACAGTTGAAGAACTGACTGGCAACCAAAAAGAAAACCCGCCCCAGCAGCCGCAAATTGAAGTTGACGCGGATATTAAATGGATTGAGCAGAAGCTAGTAGAGATGCCGAAAGAAAAGCGTGAAGCTTTGATGAAGCTTATTAAAACGATGTGAAGGGGATGCCAATGAAAGGAACGGGCTTAGATAAGGCAGTTTTCTTTGGCGGCATTGGACTGCTTGTTTTTTCTTGCAGCCTGCATGGGACACCCAGTGCTATTGTTGGTATTGCTGGAATTGTTCTTTGCTGTTACAAGTGGCAGGCCTGCTTTGGCACAAAAGCAGAAAGAAAAGCCAAAAAAGAAGCACAAAAAGTTCAAGCAGAAATGGAAGCGGCGCAGGAAAGAGAAGAAATCAGGGCTGCGCATAACCCTGTAAAAGCAAAAATTATTGTTTCCAACACTAGCAAAAAGGCAGGGAGTGCTGCCATCCGTACTGCCATTGGCAGTTCAATTGCTGGATTGCCCGGTGCTGTTTACGGTGCAGCATCCGCAAAATCTAAAACCAGCGTCACATTTTATGTGACGTATGAAGATGGGCATCACGGAAGCGAAACTGTAAATTCCGATTCTAGCCGGTTCTTAAAACTGATGAAAGTCTGTAAGGATTGACCCGGTACAAATAAAACCCCTTGCGCCGGGCTTTCGGTAGCCTTATGCGCAAGGGGTTTTGTCATGCATTGGTTATTGCTTCTTTTGCCGCCGGAATCTTCTCAGGGTGTTCCAGCAGCCATGCAATAAATCGGTCAATCTTGGCTCTTTCCTGTTCACTCATTGTGGCATATCCTCCCGATCGGTAAATGCAGATGTTCATTTGATACGATTATACATCTTCTAGTTGTTAAGTCAATGTCTTTTGAACAACTTTGTAAAAATCGAACGTTTTCTTCACATCCATTACTTCACATCAGGGAAGCCACGAGTGTTCAAGTCAAAAGGGGCAACGCCTATCCATCTTTCCTCCAATCACAGCTCTACGAGCTGTCCGTCAATGCGTTCGATGTTGTCTGCCGGGTCGCGCCCATCGTCTAAGGCGGCTATGGCGCGTTCCAGAACGCCTTTTGCTTCGAGGTAAGCATCTTTATCAGCCTCGTACCCAGAAAGGCTCAGGACAAGCTCCAGCGTCCGTCTGCGAGCGTATGGGACAATCAGAGCATCTACGGTTCGGTTCATTAGCTTTCCTCCCACGGTTCAGGTGTGTGCGGCTTCCCATCGGGAACACTGGCAGGCATTCCGTCGATGATCGGCATACGTTCATGGTTCCAGATTACAGTTTCTTTCATTTTTGTTCCACTCCTCTTTGGAATTTTTTGACAATACAGTTATATCACATCTCGCTGTTTCAATGAAATAGCGACTTTTTTCAATTATTGTTTCACATTTTGAACAATATATCAGTTAAATTCCTTTACATTTGTATCATTTTGTCGAAAGAGGGGTATTTATGGATGATTATAGGATACGAGTGGCAAAAGCGTTAGAGATGGCAAGAGCAGAATCCGGACTTAGCCAACAGAAGCTTGCGGACAAAATGGGTGTAGGCCGGACATCCATTTTTCGTTATGAGCAAGGGACAATGACTCCAGATGCTTCTACTATCATAAAGTGGTTCGTGTGCTGCGGTGTTGCGGTCAAGCCGTACATAGACACTTGTTTGCATCCCGGATTATTGGAAAGTCTGGCTGGCGATGCCAGTACCGAGAGAAAGAGAGATACGCTGATAGAGCATATCAAAGAAGCCCATTCGCAAGAAATCGACCTGCTGTGCTATCTGATCTATGGCAATCACGGCTCAGATTACCTTGCCGTTCTGTGCGAAATGGTAGCAAACCTTCACACGACTTTGCGTGATCGTGTGTCCGTCTGCCGCACCGTCACAGGTCATTATGAAATGGCGCAGGCAACCAAAACTGACCCAGACCCAGACGGAACACAACCCAATATGCAGATTTTATATCAGGCACAGGACTGTGGGGAAGCTGCGGCCATGAAGCGAAACGATTCGTATACCATCAACGAAGAAAACATTTTGCGCTGATTGTCGAATTATCGCAGTTTTTGCGGAACATTTTGTCCTCGTTCATCCACTTTTTGTACACGTTTCATGCAGATTAGGTATACCTTTACCTTGTCAATCCGTCCCCCATAGGCTGTAAATCGACAACATTCGCGCGGAATAAATAACGTATTATCGTTAATCTATTGCTTGCGATTTGTCGGCTTGTCAATCTGTCCCCCATAGCATTGAATTAAAAGTTTTCTCATCCACTTTTTGTACACCTATCCACAATCTGTCCACGTTTGACACGGATAATGGAAGGTTGCTTCATCGCCGATACAGTCTTATTCAGCAATTGACAGCTTGAATTATCAACAAACTGGAATGGAAAAATAAAGAAATTGTTGAAAATTATCGTCATCGACTATTTAACGATGATATTTAACCTCTTGTTTATTTCTTGTTTAATATATAATATGTAGATGGGGGACGAAATGACAAAGCATGGGGGACTTTTTGACAAGTCATGGGGGACAAAATGACGAGGATATGGGGGACAAAAAGACAAGTCATGGGGGACGAAAATAGTTGACACGTCCCCCTACTTGTGGTATACTGTTTTCAGACCATTAAAGGAAGTGAGCAGATGCCAAAAATATCAGACAATAACCTTGTCGAGAAAAGCAAGTCCCTTGTTTGGGCGAAGTTCAGGGACTACACCGCAGGAGAACTTCGGCTGTTGGAGGTTTACCTATCAAGAATAAATCCGAGAGACCCAAGCAGCAGCCGTGTGGAGTTCACTTTGGCGGAATATAGGGAGCTTCTTGGGCTGAAAAGCCTTGATGCAAGAAGGATTGAGCCGCAGATCAAGCACTTTCTTGGCAATACGGTGTCGATTCCAATTGACAAGGAGAAAGGCACGTTTGAAAGCTTTGTCTTGTTTACGAGGGCAAAACTGGACTATGTGCCCGAAACAAGGTCTTACGTTGTAGCAATCACCTGCAACCCTGACCTGCGCCCTATCTTCTTTGACATAGCCGAAAGCGGATATGTTCGGTATCGGCTGCGTTACACGTCACGGATGAAGTCACAGTATAGCATCTTGCTTTACTCGATTCTTCGGGACTGGTTGAATATGGACAACAAACCGCATGAAATCAGTCTGAAGAAGTTGAGAGAGCAGCTCGGTGCGATGGAAGCCAGCTATGACGTTTACAAGAACCTTCGCAAGCGAGTGCTTGACGTTGCGGTGGATGAAATCAATGCTGTGTCTGACATTGTTGTGACCTACGAACCAGTCCTTGTGGCACGAAAGGCTGTGGCAGTCAAGTTTAAACCAAAAATTAAAGCGTCTGAGACGTTGATTGAAGCACAGGCAAGCGAAGTGTTGACCGAACCTCAAAAAGCCGCCAGAAAGCCCCGCAGAAGCGGATATGAGGATTTCGACTGGTCTGTGTGTGACGGACTGGAAAAGCAGGACTGCATTGACGTGGCGAAGGTAGTTGAGAAGTGGATGAAGAAAGAGCATCCTGAAATCAAGCTGCCAAGACGCAGAGAAGCTGTCTACGACACGGTGAAGGCTGCATACAATGACATCTTGTCTTTGGACAGGTCTCCGTTCCCGGACAGACCTGTTGGTTATCTGATTAGAAGCGTGGACAAGGCGGGTATCGTAGACAGGTATATGCCAGCGTTCTATTCCATTGAAGCCTTGCAAGAGCAGCCAGATGTAGCACATTAAGCAGAAAGGAGAAGGCATGAGACTGATTGACGCAGATGAATTTTATCAGCAAGAATGGATTCGCTGCGGAATGTATGAGCCGATGATTGGTGTCGATAAAGTCTATGACAACAAAGAAACATCATACAGAACATTACGAAGTAGGTTAAATAAAGTTCGAGAAGTCGATGATCTTAGTATTGCAAGATGGATAAATGTAAAAGACCGTTTACCAGAAAAATTAATCGATGTTCTTGTGCTAGACGGAAACTGCAAAAAAATAGCCTATCTAAGTGATGGAAGAATTTGCTCAGATTCATGGAAAACAAATTATATCGATAAATTTGGCGAAAGAGAAACACTAAACGGGGTGACGCATTGGATGCCGTTACCAGAACCACCGAAAGAATAAAGAAAGAGTGATAAAATGGCAAAAATTCCCTACTCCGTTCTGAATAAAGCAGAACTTGACCTTGAAAAGAAGTTTGATTATCAGTTTCAGTTCAATCATCATGGAAATCAGGCTTCTGTAAGGGTTTTGCCGCAGAAAAGCTATAGCGAACTAACGCCTGACGAAGCGATTGAAGCCGGGAAAGCTTTGATCGAAGCTGGTAAAGCAGCGAAAGAGTTCGTTTACAACGGATATTTTATAGACTGGGGAGAATAAAAATGGCAAAAATCATAGCTGTTGCCAACCAGAAGGGCGGCACAGGAAAAACCACCGCAAGCACCTGTCTGGCTGGTGCGTTGCAGTTGCTTAGCAAGAAAGTCCTGCTGGTGGATTGCGATGCCCAGTGCAACGCAACGGACACCTACGGCGCACAGACAGAGGACGTATGCACCCTGTTTGATGTGATGACCCGGCAAGGAACGGTAGAGGAAGGAATCCAGCACTGCGAAGCTGGCGACATTCTTCCGTCCGACAACGCATTGAAGGACATTGACGAGCAGCTTGTCCGGGACATGGGCAAGAACTTCCGGCTACGAGAAGCCCTTGAAAGCGTGTCTGAGCAGTATGATTACATTGTGCTGGACACTCCCCCGCAGCTTGGTCTTGCGCTTGTGAACGCACTGATCGCCGCCAACAGCATCATCGTTCCCATCACAGCAGACCGTTACGCACTGGCTGGTTTGAGCCAGCTTTCGCAGACCATCGGCGATGTTCGCAGATACTTCAATCCGACTTTGAAGATTGAAGGATTGCTCCTGAACCAGTACAAGAGCCGTGAGAACTTGTCCAAAGAGGTCGTTGAGCAGCTTCCTGTGATTGCACAGAACATGGGGACAACCCTTCTGGACGTGAAGATTAGACCGTCTATGGGCGTTCGTAAGGCGCAGGCAGAGCGGCACAGCCTGTTTAGCGGTGACACGGCAAAGAGCACCAGCGCAGAGGATTTCAAGGCGTTGGCGAAGAAAATTGTAGAGGAGGATAAAAATGGAAAGCTTTGACGTTATTGCAAGCGTTTTGAGACGTTTGAAAAATTATATGAAAACAGACATCGAAGAATTTGAAACATACCGCCATGAAGAGCTTAGGAATAGAAAAGACTTAGGCTTACATGTCCAAACGGAGGAAGAAAAGTGAAATCAACCAGCAAAAAATCCACAGGTTTGCTTGGCGGATTTGATTTCCAGCCTATTTTTTCGGAACAGGCATTAAGCCGAAGTGAGTCAAAGGAAGAAGAAGTAAGCCAAGCAAAGCCGAACGAAGCCGAACAAGCACAGATTAAGCCAAGCGAAGCCACAGACAGCCATGCACAGCCTAATGAAGCGCAGTTAAACAGTATTAAGCCGAAGCAAGCCGAAGACAGCGAAATGCAGTCGAACAAAGCCGTAGTAAGCGAAAGTAAGCCAAAGAGACTGAAACAGGCGAAGGAAGTTCAACGTCTTATCGAACAGGGCAATGTATCCGGCGCACTAGCTGAAGCCGGTTTGACAAAGAAAAAAATCCCGATGCCGGAATCGCATCAGGGCGTTGCAAGCGGTGATGGCAAGCGTTCTAAGCGCATTACCATCCTTATGAGCGAGGAAGAACGCAAGTACATCAACCGTGAAGCCAGACGGCACGGAATGACCATCGGGCAGTTCGTATACGCTCTGGCTGCTGCTGCGGCAGATGGGAAGATTGAGTTGGAGGATTTACTAGATGAATGATAGTGAACGACACCTTATTCGATTTGTTTGCGATGGCGATATGCGAAACGCACAAAAAGCTGTTAAAATCATTTTGAATTCTATATCATCCAAAAAAGATGAGCAGTTCAAAGAAAATATGTTTCGTAAGTTGGAAAGCAAAAGAGAATTTATTGAATTGCCATATAACTTGCAGCATCTTTTGATCGCAGAGGATACAGAAGAATTTCCAGAAGCAAGATTCCTTCTCAGGAACGAAGAAAAAAGTATAACGCAGAAAATCGTTGCTATTTATCGAGCATCTGAAAAATTGAACGAAATTGGCATTCCTTATTTGCCAGCATTGATGCTTTATGGGCAAAGCGGATGCGGAAAAACCATGCTGGCTAGGTATATCGCACATAAAGCAAAACTTCCGTTTTTGAGGATTCAATTTTCAAATCTAGTTGATTCGCACTTAGGGCAAACACAATCTAACCTTGCAAGAATTTTTGATTATGTGAGAACCGTTCCTTGCGTTCTTTGTTTTGATGAAATAGATGCGGTCGGAATGGCTCGTGGGCAAAAAGATGACGTTGGGGAAATGAACCGTGTGGTTATTGCGATTATGCAAGAAATGGATAGATTGCCGAACAATGTCATTATTATTGGAACGACAAATCGATTTGATAGGCTTGACCCTGCACTTACAAGAAGATTTCCGTTGCAATACGAACTAAAGCCGTTGTGCCGTGCGGATGCAGAAATACTTTCTAAAAGGTTCTTTGAATATGCAAGAGCACAATATGAAAACATAGCTTATGAAGATAATGTCCCCGCGTCTACGGTTATCAAAGAATGCACAGAACGAATTGTAAATCAAGTTATGAATCAAGAAGATTTCTTGGAGGATTGACGTATGATGAAATTGTACTATACCAAATAAAATGGCCCCTGTGTAGCCGCAACGACCGCACATGGGAGAAAGGAAACACATGGGACAAAAAGTGTTAGGCCACTACGAATCGCATTGGTATCTCAATGGGACAGGCGGTGACATATACGAAGGTAAGATGGTCTTTCGAGACAAAGATTGGCGCATAAGATATATGGAAAACCAATGCGTTGAAAACAACTATTTTAGCTTAAAGAAAATAAGAAATAATTTTAAGAGCAAAGGGCAAAAGGAAGGAAATTATAAAAACATTGCATGGATAAAATTTTCAGAATTGAATTGGTTTGAACGAAGAAAACGTCCAGATTGGTTTAAGGTCCAATTCCTTTCAAATGGACTTGATAGCCCAAAAACACAATGGTATACAGTCCACGATTTGTCTGGTATCGAAGAAAAGAAGCATTGGGTTGAGGAAAAACGCCAATACACAATGAAAGAACTTTCAGAGAGAATGCCAGCAGAAGATTTTATCGAGTATATGAAAGATAGAGGAATAGTGACAATCCGATAAGCGCAAAACACCCCTGTGTAACCTCGATTGGTTGCACAGGGGTTTGTTTTACTTTTCAGCAATGCAATCCCAGTAGAGATACGCCTTACCATCTGCGGCATCTACGTCCTCAAGGAACGCCTTTGCCATGTCAGCATAGAAGCCCGGAGTGTCAACGGACTGACGCTTTGCAACCTGGCAATAATCGGAGTACATCATGTTCATGACAGCCCAGAAATCGTTCGGGTCACAGGCGATGCTGCGCTGTTTGGCAACGTCCTGTGTCTGTTCCAGCGTCCAGTGACAGCCCTTTGTGCCGTCAGCGTTCACCATGCTGTCGCACCATTCCTCCGCTTCATCGTGGGTGAGGTGCTTGCGTGGCATCTTGATCGAGCGGCTGTCCGCACCGCCATGCTCATACTGCTTAGACCGCTTGTCCCAGTCTCCGCTCTGCGAGAAGCCAATCTGCGGCATCTTGCGCTCATACTCTACGTCAGGGTAGCGAGGGATAGGGTAGGGGTCGATGTAGCGGTTTTCCTCCTGCAGATAGTAGGGATAGCGGTCGTTGCCACCTTCCAGCTTACGCAGACGACGTTCCATTTCACGCTCCCTGCGGTCACGCTCTTCCTCAAGACGGTCACGTTCCGGCTCACGGTTTTTGTCGTGGTCACGGAGCATCATCATGCGGCGAAAATTGTTCTTGCCCATAATCTACACCTCCTCAAGAAATAGACGCGGGCGCTCCGGCGTGGGAACGGCAGAAGCAGCCAAGATATTTGAACGTGCCTGTGCCGGTCGCAGACGTTGCAACGCAGGTAGCGTAACGGGTGCGGGTGTGGATGCTCTCGGCGGTCGCCTGAGCGCAGTTGCAGTCGGTCAGAGGGTATGCGGTCGTACCTGCTCCAATGGTAATGACCACAGGGGCGTTGATGGTGGTCGTGTCCGGCAAAGCCTGAGCAATGACCAGACAATACTTCTCTCCGTTCTGGTAAGAGCCAGCAGGAATGTTGATGGTCAGCGTGTCATTGGCGAACGTCACCGCATTCGAGATGACGAGGTGCGGGCACAGACGGCAGCTTGTTTTGCAAGCCATAATGTTTTCCTCCTAAAAAATCAGGGGCAGAGGTGTCTTACCCCTGCCCCGATGGTTCACCCGGTGTTATCGGGGAGTGTGTAGGTTAGCAGCAGCCGCAGCAGTTCACGCCCACGTTGGGGTTTGCCACCTGATAAGCGGGAATCGGACGAGGATTGACCCGATTCAGGATGGTATCAGTCTGCTGGGACATCACGGTGGTCAGAAGCGCATTCTGCCGATCCTGAGAAGCGGCAAACTTGAGGTTCTGGTTCTCAGCGGTCAGAGTTGCGATCTTGTCCTGCGTGAAGTAGTCCATCATGCTGCGGAAGTTGGCGTTGCAGTTGTCCACGATGGCGCGGGCATTGTCTGCGATGGCCTGCCGGGTGGCACAGTCTTCCGTTGCGATGGTGTACTTCAGGTCGCCGATCAGCTGCTTGTTCTCGCAGCAGCAAGATGCCAGCTGCGTGGCAAGAGCGGTCTGACCCGCCTGCCGTGCGTTGCCTTCCTGCATGATAGCAAGGCTGATGGCATTGTCGCCGTTGGACACGCTGCGTTCCAGGCCGTTCACCAGCTGTGCGTTCTGGTAGCCAAGCTGACAGATGGCACTGTTCACGCCTGCAAAGCCGTTCGCGATGTTGGTGTTGACGCCGTTCATCTGCGCCAGCTGGTCATAGCCCAGAGAGCAGATACCGCTCTGGATGCCCGCCAGAGAGCGGGAGGTGTCCTGCTGGTAGAAGCCCTCAGACAGAGCCGCGCGGGTGTCTGCACCGCCCTGACCAGTTGCGCCAGTGCCGACCAGATAGGGGATGTAGGCGTTCATGCCGTTGTCACCACCGTTCCGGCCATAGCCGTTTGTGCCCCAGCCGAAGATAATGGCGAGGATAATAACAGCCCAAAGACCCTCGTTGCCGAAGAATCCGCCGTTGTTATTGCCGCCATCCTGCCCAGCCAGATAGCCAGTTGCAAAATCGTCCATAAAAAAACTCCTTTCGTTTTGCGTTATGCCATCCCATCGCCGTATGCGATGGGCGAAGCCAAACAAAAGCGGTTTTTGTCAAGTCCGCAAAACTGAGAAGCGTTTCGCTTAGAGGGATGCTTTATCGGGGCAGCGTCAGATTCAGGGCGCTTGCCAGTTGGTTCAGGTCGATGCCACGCTCTTTGGCGAGGTTCTGCGCCATCGTCCTGAGTTGCGCTTCGTTTTTGCCCTGAATCAGGTTCAAGCCCTGCATAATGGGGGCGCTCTGCCCACCCAACTGCTGGATAAGCCCCATCGGGTTTTGTCCGGCACGAGCCAGATTTGCAAGCTGCATGATAGGGCTGTGAGTAATCATATCAAACGGAGAGGGCATCGCTTATTCTCCTTTCTTCGCTGCGGCAGAGGGCTTCGAGAAGCTCTTCTGCCATTTTTCCAGCTCATCCAGCCGGCGCACGATGGCATCGTACTGCTCAACAGGCACATACTGCTGTGTCGGTGCAGCGGTCTGCTGCGCCTGTTGCGCCTGCATTTGCCGCCATGCTTCCGGGCTGTAAAACTCTAACACGTCAGATTCACAAGTGTTTGGGTTCAGAAGTTTGCAGTAGATGACCCCACTACGCAAATCCGGGCAATACGTCCATCTTCCGTACAGATCAGATGGAATTGCCAGAAATTCCTCCCTGCTGGAAACAGGTCTGCCAAGCAGCCAGCCGCCATCTTGTGCCGACTGCTGAACAGGCTGCTGCCCATTCATCGGCTGCGGACGCTGCGGCTGCGCCTGTTGCATCTGCGTGTTTGGCAGGGGAGTGGCAAGCCCAACTGTGCCCATGCCGCCGTAAGGATTGACAGGCTGCTGCGGAACGTAGGGCGTTCCGGGTGTCGGATAATAGCTCATAATACATCCCTCCTTGTGCTCCAAGTGTACCGCATCGACAAAAAGTGAAGGACAACGAAGGTACAACGAAGGACAAAAAAAAGAAAAGCGCCCACACGGCACAGGGTCGTATGAGCACTCAAACATTTGCACGCAACGCGTATAAAATTTTCAAAAAGTCTTGACAATTACACGCAATGCGTGTATAATAAAGACAGTGAAAGGCCCCGCACAAACACATGGAGACATGGAGATAACAATTATGAAAAAGCTCACTGCTTACGAGTTTGCAACCAAGGTTATGGCCACCGGTACCGAAATTGAGTACGACAACGGCGTTTGGATGATCTATGCGCACCTCACCGATGATGGCGACGTTAAGACTTCTCATCTGGACGCTCGCAATCTGATGGTCACCACCAGCATCGAACTCTCCGATGAAGAGGGCGAGGCACTTATGAACGGCAATCTGGACGACGTTGAGAGACAGGCCGTCGCGGAGGACCTTTACCCGAAGTATCTTGAGGCTCTGGAAGATATGGAGTAAAGAAAAGTCCCCAGCCGATGCGCGAACATCGACCGGGGAGATTTAAGAAGGAGAAAGGCAATGTACACAGCTGAACTTTTTAATATGGCAACCGACCCGGAAACATCCCGGGCATCGTTCCTCAACAATGTCACCCTCAGCATCCCGGATGATGCCGACGGGTGCGTAGATCTGGATGCCGAGAAGGCAAGATTGTCCACCATTTGGGACGTGGCGCATCTGTCTATGCGAGATCTAGTAGCCCGTACTGGCCTGTCGCAGACCGCTTTTGCAAAGCAGGTGGGCGTCCCGCTGCGCACCGTGCAGGACTGGTGCGGCGAAAAGCGTGCGTGCCCCACATACGTCCGCTTTTTGTTAGCTGAGCACTACAAGCTGCTGTAAAACAAAAAAATCCCCCACTTTGCCTACAAAGTACCCCGCGTGGCACGCAGGGCTTCGGCAAAGCAGGGGATTATTTTTTTCTGCGTCTCCCGCATGGTACGCACTGTGAGTGGGCGGGCAGGAGACTAAATTTCGTAAGCTGTGCGCTTGTGCTGGCAGAAATCTTTAGGCCAGACCACACCAGCAATTCATTAGGCGAATTGTCTGTAAATATTATACCACAATTCGTGCAAAAAGAAAACAGCGTAACCGTGATGGCTGGAACCCATCAGGATTACGCTGCAGACTACGCCATATAGAACTAGTCTCCAGTAATAAGGATATAATTCTAAAGACACTTAACCCGTTTATATTATATCACAAATCCAGCATTTTTTCAATGCCTTTCAGTCGGTAGCCTATCGCCGTCCGGCTATAATGTGTCTGTGCTGCAATGTCCGGCAACGGAAGCCGCTCAACGTACCGCAGTAAGGCTATCTTACGGTCTACCCTCCCAAGCGGTGCGTTTTTGATGGCGGCGATCATACTCTGTCGGTCAAGTCCTTGCAGCGCAGCGGGCAGCACTACACGAGCCGCCGCCATGAGCAATGCCGAGCCAGAAAGGCTGCGGCAGCTCTCCGGCGTTGCGCACCATTACAGGGACGTTACCGAGATGGTCGATTTTGCCGCATCTCTTGATTTCACAAAATCGTTTCTGCTCGTATGTAGTGCTTGCCATGATATCCTCCTTACTGCTTTTGCAGTGCCGCTTTCATGCGGTCAAAGAAAAACTGAATTACCTTACTCATGGTCTCTTCAGTGATTGCCCAGCTGATTAGCTTGCCCCACCGGCTGTTGTTCAAATAGTGGCGCAACATCTTGACGCACCACGCCTTGCGTTCTGCGCCGCGATTGGTGCCCTGAATCTCACGCTCTGCTTGGTCGATGAGGTCAAGCACCAGCGTCTTAACTGCTGCGCCGTAGCCCAGACGGATAAGCCCCAGTGCAAGCGACACAGCGCCCACAACGATGAGCACCAGCGCCAGCCATGCGGGCAACGGGGTAAGAATGGTTTCCATGTGTTACTCTCCTCTCTCTTTTTCGAGGTCTTCGATGCGGTGGTTTGCCACCTTGATCTGCTCTTCCAGCACTGGCACGCGCTGGGCAAAGTTGTTGTGCGCCCGGACTTCGCGGGTCAATTCTTCCAGCTTGGTTTCGGTGACAGCCTGCTGCTTGTCCAACTTGGCGTCCATACTCTGGGCGGTGCGGTTGTTGGAGACGATTGCGCCGATCAGGCTCAGACCGCCGGTGATGATCGCTACGATGATTGATTCGCTCATTTGCCCTCCCGAAGACGGGTCAGGCCCTTCTTCGCAATGATTTTCGGGTAGTTGCGTGTGGTCACGTTGAGGTCAACATTTCCCGTAATGCCCGGCACAGAGCCCTTGCTGGTGTGCTGGTGGGCGTGGTAAATGTAATCCACCTTGGGCGTCTTGCCCGTGTAGTCGGCCAGCCAGACGTCCCAGCGACCTGCCAGACGCTGCATGTCCAACTCATAGCTGTAACCCGTGTAGGTGTACAGTTGGGCGTAAAAACCCATTTTCTCCACCTGCTCCAGCGCGTAGGCGGTGAGGTTGGTGAGGTCGAGGGTGCTCATGGGCTTGAGCTTGTTTTCCTCCACGTCCACGCACACGGGCATGGTAAGCTCCTTGCCGTAGACCGCCTGCCGCACAAGGGCAAGCTCTGCGGCGGCCATCGCCTCGCTGGTGGCGTAGGTGTAGTAGTAGACCCCCACGTCCAGCCCGGCAGCCCGGGCATTGCGGTAGTTGGTCTCAAAGGTCGGGTCGATGTAAAGCCCGTCTGCCCGCTTGGAGAGCTTTTTGTTGGTGGATACCGTCTTGAGCATGGCCCCCTTGTAGCCCGCCGCCTTAATTTTGCGCCAGCCGTCGAGGGTGATTTTGCCCTGATACCGGCTCACGTCAATGTATCGGTAAGGCAGCGGCCCGCCCCAGCCGGGAGGAGCAGCGCTCTGGGTGTCCACAGTGGACACGTCATAAATGCTTTTCTTGTCGTTGTAAATGCGGTACTCGCCATCCGGTGCGCCGGAGACGTCTGCCGCCTCCTTTGCGTGAGCAAGGGCGGCGAAGAGGCGGGAGAGGAAATTTAGGAGGTTCATGTGGTCACGTCCTTTCGGTTTTTGGTAAGATAAAGCCCTCTTTAATTCGTTGATTATTCTATCACTTTTACGATTGAGTTCGCATTTGTCCTGATAAAAATATCTCCGCTCAAATCACATCCTCCGCTAACGTACTTGTGCTTTCCTTCCGATATTGCAATTGGTCTCACATAACCATTTACATATCGCCCGGAAACGCATTCTCCGTTCCTAAAATGTCCGATTGTCCAGAAACCGTATGGCTGAATTTTGTCCACCTTCCACCGCTTCAGCGGCTCGAAATGCCTCCCGCCATCACGGCTTACAAGAATAGCATAATGTTGTGGGATAATAGCGTCATCAGGGTATTTCGCTACGATTGAATCGTGATAGGCTTGCCAACTTGCCGCTCTTCCTTCAGATACGCTTGATTTCCATTCATTTATAGCGGCAATTTGCGCTTCACTAGACAAGGACAGTACGGAAGAAGGCGGGAAATAATTACTTGAATTTGCGGAAGAATCAATTTTACAGAAAGCGTAAATCATTCCAGTTTCGTCTGACTGCCGGATTGCAAACACTGTATTTGCCCACCCAAGCCATACAGTTTCGTGAGTATAATCATCATTGTATAGGATATCAATCGCACAATTATACGCCCCATCGCTGCCAATCAAAATGCCATTTTCAACAGGAAGCATTGCAGACCCCTTGTCATGAGCTAACCGGATATTCAGATTTTCCCATGATGTTCCACCATCAGTTGATTTGAAAATAGTATTTACTTCTCCAACAATGCAATATAAAGCATCCTGCCATTTGCTATATACAATCGAATGAATATGTCTTGCGTTGTTCCCCGGTGTGTCCCCTGCGGTGTAGAAATTATAAATATATTTCCATGTCAATCCGTTATCCGTCGATTTGTAGATTGCAGGGTTCTGATGAACGACATGTGAATAAACGCCTGCATACAGATTTCCATATACGTCTTCGCACATTGTCCAAATAGTATCATCGTTTTTTTCCGTTTCGCTTTGGACTGTAGACGAAGGGTTATATAGAGAAATTACTTTTGTGAAACTGCTTGCATCTTTGGAAAGCCTATATAGTCCACGCTCATCCATTGTAAGTGTTCCGTTACTTGCATGTGGTGATGCGTACACGTTTTCGCTTGAATCCATATACAGTCCACGCCAATCAAGACCGGAACCGTTCAACTGTAGTAATGTTTCTTCGGTTTCATCATACCCAATTCGGACGATTCTTCCGTCCGTTCGAGCTGCAATAATTACCCCGTTCTGATATGCAACCGCATTCACGATATACCCAGAATCTGACTTTGTGTCAGCTTCATAAATAATCTGGCCTCTGGTTGGCGTATTGATAAACTGATGATTACTACCACCAGTTGAAGTTGACGTTTTTCCCCCTTTGATTGTCGGTGTTTCTATATTTCTGTAACAGATTCTAACTGTTCCGGAGAATCCTTCAATATATACCGTTTCCCTTGTTGCGCTTGCACCCGTCCTGTAGCAGATAACATTTTCACCGCTTATTAGCGAAATACCCATTGTACTTATATAACTTGCCCCAGGAACGTAAGTAATTGAATAGGCATTTTTGGAATCTGATACAAATGTCGCAATGTCGTAATTGACGTTATCTTCAAACGCTCCGGTTAAAACATTGACTTGTTTCATCGGTGTGATTGTCGGAACAATATTCTGTGTGACATTTCCGTGATATTCAGCTGCGAAATATAATTGATTATATACTTTATTTAACTTCCTGTTTTCGGAATCGGATAGCGAAGACGCGATATTATTCTTTAGAATCCGCATCCTTAACAAATCACTTTTATAAGAACATAATGCGATATTGCAATCCTCATCTACTACAATATATTTCCCGGTTGCCGTCTCTTTATATGCAAAAGGATTATATAAAGTATCCTCAGTAATTACCTTCGCAGCCAAAACAATATCATAATATGTTGCTGTTGTGGTTGGAGCAACAATAACCCAGCCAGCTTTCACGCTGATTGGGGAACTGTATGCCATGCTATTTGATGCGCGCTCGATTAAGTTGCCCGACGGTGTAATCGCATAATGATCGCGAATCGTATTTCCTGCCTGCCAGTCAACTTCTTCAAAGAATGTTTCAAATGGGATATCCGTTTCTTTTACAGGATTAAATGTGATACCTTCCTCAATTATGGGCGTTTCAATGTTTCTATAGCAAAGGCGAACCGTTCCTTCAAAATTTGAAATATACCTTGTATGATAGAAGTTGTCTGCCGCTTCATAATATCCACGGTTTTCAAGGTCAATTAATCGCTTACCTCTATAATTTGCACCGGGCGAAAGTTTTATAACTTTATAGACTTTTCCGCGTTGTGCTGTAAACATCGCAATGCTATATGCTGTATCTGACGTGTCTACAGTGCCGTCACGCAATAGTGCTCCAACAGAAATTGCCGGTGAAATTGCTTTTTGCTTAATAAAAAGATGTTCCGTCGTTACATATTCATCAACATAAACCATTGCTTTTTGCAATGCAGATTCTTCCTTTAGCTGACCAACCGCCTCTCCCACCTTTGCCGCATCCGCAGCCTTGCCGGAGAGGGAGAGGGTGGGGTCGATGATGTTATCGACAACGCCTTTGTTTTCATTGACAGCAGATTCAAGGTCAACAATTCCGTCCTCGATGTGGTTTAGCTGCGAAGCGGAAAGCACTTCACCGTTTGCAAAGTTCTGCTTTTGATAGCTCATTGATAGGTTACCTCCTCTTCATTTTCGTTGGTTTTCGTAAAAGCCGTTTCTGTTTCAGTATCAACAGGCTCATCGACTTTTGGTACGGGACTGTATATCAAGTTGATTCCATCCCACAAATAAGCTGTATAAAACCCTTCTGTCATTCCTGACAAGTCATCAAACAGAATCTCATCGGGCGGAAGAGGGTTTGGAATAACGCTTTCGTGGCACCACCCGCCGCCATACAATCGACCATCCAATCCGACTTTGCACTTGAACTTGAAATGTTCCATGATATCCACCTCACATAAAACCGTATAGTTCCAACGGGCGGCAAACCTTATCGTTTTTATTAACACCATCAGAAATAGGAACTTCCAAATGTATCACGCCAGTTATAACGTTATTTTTATAGTCGGACGTTCTCTCGTTTCCATTTCCAAAAGTGATACCATTATATGATACTGTTACCTTTCGCCAGTGTACCGTATTCCACGGATAAGCATAAGAGTACGTTTGCCCATTAACAGGAAGAACGACCGTAAGTCTACCAGCACCGCCGCCACCTGAAAACCATGTTCCATCTTTATGCGTGTCATAGACCAGCATTACAGACGAGTAGGACGAAAGATCGATTTTTGTAGTTTGCGCAGCGAATTCGCCTATCGGGTTGCCATGAGAATCTTTTTCATAAGGCCATTCAAAAATCTTACTGTTGCGAATGCCGTGAAAAGATATGCCACCGCTGTATATAGAAACACTTCCATAGGCATTCGTTATGTCTATGCCATCGTTGTTTATAATAACTTTATTGTTTCCGCGAACGACTTGTACGTTTTGACCGGTGATTTGAACTTTGCCTTCCCAGTCGCTACGAGTGACGACCAACCCATTTTCAGGAGTAAACGTTATCATGCTATAAAGCTCTTCTTTTGTTGCACGAAGAATAATAGCATCAGCGTTCTGAGAAATCTTTGTTTCCGCTGCACCGATGCGCGTAGAAACGCCAGCCATGTCAGTCTGGTACGTTTCCTTCGTGACGCGGGATTCAATTTCAGCTTGCGTCTTTTTGAAATCAGAAGAATACTGTGTCTTGAACTGCGTCAAGTCGTTCTTGGTCTGGTTCGCCTGCGTAGCGGTCTGGTTTATCTTTTCCAGATTCACTCTGTCCGTTGCCGCCTGTTGGCTTGTAACGCCGCTTGTAGACTGCGCGTAGGAAGAACTTGTGACCGTTTCGCCAGCGCCGGAAATCGCTGTGTTGCAATTCAAAGCAAGCGTAACGTTGGTGACAATGGTATCATGTACAACGCCGTCTTTGTCCTTATAGCGTATCATGTCCAGTGGAAACAAATACGGTGCAGACTTTATAGTGGCGCTATATGGGCGGTAGGAAAACCCGCCGCGTGCAGTTTGCAATTCCTTTAAAACGCCCTCGTAAGCGTTGGTCAGGAAACCGCAGTCACTTAGGTCAAGCGTGTAATCTGCTGTGCCGGACAGGTATGTGTTGCCCTTGCCATCGTCACAGGTGAAGCCGGTAACGGTGATGTCGTTCTCCAACATATCGCTGGAATAACGCTCACTTGCGGTAATGGTCACGCCAGTCTGCTCATACCATTTCAGCACAAGCCGTCCGCTGCCATCCATGAACGCGCAAGTGCCGGTAAGCTGCGCACACCATTGCAAGAGCTGCCGGTATGTCAGTTTCTGGTTAGTATCCGGCAGACCGCCGATGCTGAAATAGTGGTTTGGCAGCGCCGAAACGTCTGTTGCAAGCGTGACATTGCAGATGGAGCAGATTTTCTGAATAAGTGCGTCAACATGGATAGGAAAGGAGAGCGCGGAAACGTTCACTTCACGGTCAAACAAGACCATGTAGTCCAATGCAGAGATGCTTATAGTGCTTAGCTTTCTGGGTGGCGTGTCTACAATGAACAAACCACAGGGAACATACGCAAGGTCTTGATCGGAAGATGCAGAGCCAAGAATCATACGTCCAAGAATGCCCTTGCCAAGCATTGCGCCCTCAAGGACGCTGGACAGTTTGATGCCGATTTTAACGTTCAGGACAGCGCCCTCGAAGGAAACATCGTTGAACCTGCCATCGTAGTTTCGCAGCTTCAAGGACAGTTCAGACGCAACCGCAGAGCCGACCTCGATTTTGCTGTTTGTCACGCAGTACCGGTCAATCTTCAACCCGCCCTGAATGATATCTGCATCGGTGATGGTGAACGTCTTGCTGCCAGCAGTAACCTCAATAAGAGCAGTCTGTTTGTTGCCCTCGTTGAAGGATTTTATGATATCTTGCGATACATTGACCATCAGTGTGCAGCCCTTTCGATAATGTTAAAAGATATCCCTTCCCAGCGATTCATCCGCGAATTGTACATAGGAACAGCACGGTCACCAACGTAGAACTCGCTGGTTTTCCAATCGCCAGCCATTGCGTCAAGGTAGGTGACGTTGATGTATTCCGGGTTGAACGCTTTCAGAATAACAGCGGCTTCTTGAATGGTGGTGTACTTCCATTCCAGTTCCAGCTTGACGCACTGTCCAAGACGTTTCTTGTCCATCTTGTTATCCTCTGTGCGTCCGGCATCGGATGCTGAAATGTCCTGTAACCGCCACTGATAAGAAGAGGGGCATTTAAGATACTGCCCATCCACGCTCCGAATCGGATTGTACTGGTCAAGTTCCATAAATGCCCCTCCTTTAAGTACCTACCGGGATAATTGTTTTGCCGTTGCGCTGGTTCGTTCTGTTCACTGCCTGATAGAAGCTGGACACGTTGACCTCTGCGCTCCCTTCCTTCTCAAGCAGAGCCTGCAACAGCTCGTTCTGACGGCGCAGAAGCTGGTTCTGACGCTCCATTGCAGCTTCAACACCTTCGCGGATGCCCTCAACGATTTGGTCATTGTTGGCAACTGCCGTGTGCCCGCCCATAGAACCGACCATCTCTGCACCGGCTTCTCGGGCGATGAACAGCTGCCCGGCATCGGGGAAACCACCGCTTGCAAAGCCGAAAATGCCTTTAACAAAATCAACTACGCCGCCTATGGCATCGCCGACCCAGCTAACGGCACCGCCGACAGCATCTCCGACCCATCCGAAAATATCGCCAGCAACGTTGCCGACAGCGCCAAGAGCGGAAAGAATCGCACCCGGAATGTCACCGGTGACCGCTTTAAATATTGCTATTCCTCCGTTGAGCAAGGTCTTGCCCCACTTCAAAGCGTCCCCACCCGAGCCAGAACCACTACCAGAACCAGAACTGCCACCAGAGCCATTCCCAGAGCCGATGCCTAAGTTAGAGCCAAACTGTTTCAGAAAATTCAAGCCAGATTTAAGGATGTCTCCCCAGTTAGTGTCGAAAGCTTTAAAGATAAAGTCCGTAAGGGTCTTTACGCCTTTTTTGATGCCGAGAGATTCCCAAGCATCAGAAAAGTCAATTCCAAGCTGGTTCAAAAAGCCTTTTGTGCCTTTCAAGATGGAATCCCAACTGTCAGAGAAAAATTTCCCGATTCCACTGTCTTTGTCAAACAAATCGCTGAAGAAGGATTTCAGCCCACCATACGCCTGTTTCAAGGCGGGAACTTGGTCGATAACCTCACCAACTTTGGTTTTCAGGTTATTAAAGGTGGTAATAACGTTCTTCACGCTGTCAATGGTGTCGGACACGTTCTTGATAGCAGTGGAAACCTTGTCAAAAACAAGGTACACGCCCTCAAACGCCTTTTGGATGGCAAGACCGGCGGCACCAAAGAAGCCGTTATACTGGTACTCGTTTTCAATCTCTGCAACGCTCTTTTTCACAAAAGACCGTATATCAGAGACCGCGCTCACAAAGCCATCATGCGTGTTCAGGATAGACTTCGATGCAGCGGTAAGCGCGTCAATGGAGGATTTGAATCCATTGGAAATGTCTTTGCCCGCCTTAGTAACCGCGTTGATGCCCTCCGTGAAATCGCCCAAGTCGGTTTTCATCTTCTTAAACCAGCCACCAAAACTATCATTGGTGGTGCGCACAGAACGTTTCAGCGCGTTTGCTGTTTCCATCATGGACTTGCCGCTTGCGTCAATGGACAGGCTGATAGAGCCATTGCCCAATCCGTAGTTCTCATCTGCCAGCTGAGAACCGATGGTCTTTACTGCATCAGACACGGACTGGATAGCGTTCACCGCAAGGTCTTTGGCAGCGGAGATACCATTGGCAAGACCTTCTACGATGTAACCACCGTAGCCCTTGAAAACTTTGGAAGGGGAGTGGATGCCAAGTTCAGTCTGTGCTTCTTCTTGGATTCCGTCCGTTACAGCCTTGACGGCATCGTCCGCAGCGCTCTTTTTGCCAACGATGCCTTTTGCGATGCCATCTATGATGTTTTTGCCAACGCTAACAGGGTTGAACTTCGAGATTTTTTCAATCAGGGTTCCGAACCACTTCACGGCTTCTTTAATTCCGTTGATAACGTCAGCAATCAGAAGGATGAACTTTTCTGCAAAATTTCCGTTCGCTGCAATTGCCAACCGGTCAGCTTCATCAACGCCACTTGTAATCCACCCAACAAAAACGCCTATATTGTGGATTGTTTGGGCAATGCCCATTACAAAGTTTTCAATGAAGTTGCCATTCATCTGCAAATCCAAGCGGTCTGTTTCGGAAACTCCGTTTTTAATCCAACCAACAAAGATTGCAATATCGTTAATGATGTTCCCAATCGCGGTAACGGCAGCCGCAAAGTTTGCAACGCTTTCGCCAATGGACTTGAAGGAATTGAACCAGTCGGTTTCCATTCCAAAGGCAGTTTTCTGATTTTCACTTCCAAGCCCGCGAACAGCTACGGAAATAGCTTCAAATCCTATAACAGCAAGACCCGCAACAGGATGACCGGATACAATAAGTCCGATGCCAGCAAGCGTTGTAACTAAATCCCAAACGTCAAGGTCAAGCTTCTTTACAACCTTTGAAACGGTATTAAACGCAGAGGTGATTCCTTCCTGCCAGCTTTCGGGGAGCAAATTCAAGATAGATTGCCCAAGATTGGAAAGAGATTCTTTCAGGTATTCAATGGATTCTCCGAGTTTCCCATCGGTAAGTGATATGTTCCAACCCTGTTTGAATCCTTCCGCTGCGAGGTAGACAAGCGCCCTTACACGCTCAAGACCTTTTCGGAATTTCTCACTATTCTGATAAAGGCTTACAAACCTTGCAACGATAATGCCAACGGCAACCGCAGCTGCCATTATCGGGTTTTTCCAGAGCTTCAAGACTGCTTCGATCAAAGAACCTTCGCCTTTGATTTTCTCAAGAGCGGTAAGAACTGAGTTGCTAATTGCCCATGTCGCGAACCCAGCTGCAATTCCAGAGATGAGCGGAAGCAGTTTTTTAAGTTTTGCTTTGATTTCATCAACGGAAGAACCAACGTAGTTCTTGAACATATCGTAGCCGGACAAGTCTACATCGCCTAAGAGGTTTCCAGTAGCGCCAGCACCGGAACCTGAACCGCCGGAAGAGCCACTGTCCTTCTGGATGACGTTCAGTTCATCAAATCCCATGATGTAGTTCTTGAACGCCTTTGCAGCTTTGCCAGTCGCTTTGGTGGTATTGTCCATCGCATCCGTGACGCCACCAACAGCATCGCTTGCGCTGCTAAAGTCTGGGAACTCCACATTGACGCCCATTAACGATGCGATGCCGGTCACAAGCTCTTTGACTAGTTCAACGGCTGCGATCAGCGGGGGAAGGATAGATTTCAGGGCGGGGTAGAGCAAAGAACCAACAGCACGAGCCAGACTGTTCAGCTGTGCCTGCAAAATGCGAATCATATTGGCAGGGCTGGACAAAGTGCGGGCAAAATCACCCTGTGCATCGGTGGTCTGCTTCATGATGGCAATGTACCGCAGAACAGCCTTATCAGCCTGAGACAGAGTAGAAACGCTCTGCGAATAACCAAGATTAAGCAGTTCCTGCTGCAACCGAGCCTGCGACAGGTCAACACCCAGACGGCGAATCGGTTCCAATTCGCCGGAGATAGCTGCCTGAATCTTTGTAAAGGATTCCGCAACCGGGATATTCTTCAAAGAAGCTAGGTCGTAGCCAAGCTGAGTTAGGTTTTTTGACAGCACATACGCTTTGTCGCTAGTCAGACCAAACGAAGTAGTCAGACCCTGAATCGTCGCCATGTTGTTCATGGCTTCGGTTGGGTCGATGCCAAGCAGGGTCTCCATCTTGTTGATGAACGTGCTTGCTTCGCCGGTCAGCCCCTTCATGGACACGCCAAACAGGTTTGCGGCTTCATAATAGCTATTGAACTTCTCCGCTGCATTGCCAAGATAGGTTGCAATGGCCTTTAACGATATCAGCTTTGCCGCAGACCGCATGAACCCATTCAGCTGGTTGGAAAGGCTCAAATAGCTTTTTGCAGATTTACTGCTTGATTTTGTAGCACCGTCCGTTGCCGCAATGACCTTTTGGATGTTGGTAGGTAACTTCGCAAACGAATTTCCTACTGTTTCGATTTTGGAAGCAAGCGGGTCAAGGGCATCTGTGATTTTCTTGCAAGAAGTGGCAAAATCATCCAGTGTCTTTGAATTCAGTTTGCTACTAAAATCTGGAATTTTTGCAATGGAATTAAGGGCGCTGCTTACACTTCTAAGGCCAGACGCATCAACTTTGGAAAGCGGGGATAAGCCGTTTTGTAGGCTATTCATTTTGCCTTTCAGTCCAGAAAAGTCAATGCCTTTCAAATCGACTGAAGAAATTCTAGTTAATGCACTGGCAACAGAACGGATGCCTTTTGCGCTTTCAGACAGGTTCACGTTGGAAATCCTGTCCATAAAATCATTGATTCTACTAAGTCCGTCCATACCAGACGAAGCGGACTTCAACGCAGAGATAGACTTTGTTAAAGTGTCAAGGCTAGAACATACCTTGCCAATGCTACCTTTTGTGCGCAGTTTGGAAATAGCAGTGGTAAGTTTGTCAATGCTAAGCTCTGCGCCCTGAGATTCCGCAGAAATTTCTACGGATAAGCTTGTAATATCAACATTAGCCATTGCTACCACCGTCCTTCTGATTCATCATAGAGAACATCGCCCTCTTGATGCGTTCCTGCGCTTCCAGTGCGCGTTGGTATTCGTATTCGTCCTGCTCTTTCTGGGTAAGAGGAATCGGTCTATCCATGTACTTGATGGGACTAGACCCTTTCTTGCGGAACATATTGCCAACCGTAGAGGAAAGCGCAGATGCCGTATAGAAACCATTTCTCCACGCTTCAACATTGGCTCTGCGGGCGCGTAGTTCTTCCGCGTCCCGGTAAACCTTTGCCAGCCAGACGTCATCACGCCAAAACTGGTCATAGGTCATGCCAATGGAAATGTAATAGGCTTCTACATCATGGAACAGCTTAGATACAGAGAATGGCTCTGTATTGCTGTCCGGTTCTTGAGACTGTGAGGTTACACAATCTCCCACGTTGCGTTTTTTGCGGTCTTGTCCTCTTCATCGGTGGCAATCAGAGCCTTGATAGAATTCGCGTACATCTCCATCAGGGCAGCAATCAGACCTTCCTTGTCCTCGATGTGGTCAAGCATATCGTCAACCGCATTGCGCTTGATGCCCTTGTTGCGAGCAATGAATGCGCCGTAGAACAGAGCCTTAGTGTTCTTAACAGGGTTGATGCCGTTAGAGAACTCGTAGATCTGGAAGCCGTTGCGTTCAGTGGCTTCGGCGCTCTCGCGGGTGAAGGTCAGTTCATAAGTGTTCTTGCCATCGGGGGAATGAAAGTTGATAACCTTAGCAGCCATAATAAATGCTCTCCTTTATAAATAGGGGCAGAACCAAATCCGTTGTTCAGTTCTGCCCGGTTTGATTGATTCGATTTTTGCAGTTTAGCCGCCATTAACGGTCAGGCTCTCGCTGAACTTCGGGGTGGAGTGGAAGATGCAATTGATGGTCATTTCCACGACCTCATCCACACCAAAGCCAGACAGACCGACCTGGTGCATACCCTGCCAAGTAAAGCCGGAGCCGTCCTGCATCTTCAGGGCGTAGTACTTGTCCACGTTGCTCTCAGAGGTATCGTCATAACCAGCAGCCTTGACAGCAGCGTAGTCGGTCTTGTTGTAGTTGGCGGTAAAGGCTTTGGTGTCAGCCTGAACGATGCCAAAAATCTGCTTCTGCATACCATCAGACAGGGTAGTTGCATCCAGAAGGTTCGGGTCGGAGATCAGGTCGGGCACATCCTTGATGTCGCACAGCTTCGTCAAAGTGGTTGCGCTTTCGCCACAGTAAAGGGTAGTGTTCAGACCGGAGATAGCAGTACTCATAGAATGTTTACCTCCTTAGTTTCGGTAAATCATTCCGTCCTCTCCGATTGTTGCCCCATAGCTGCAATCAATCCGATAGACGGAATTGTTGTACAGCCCATTCAACGGGGCAAACGATTTGCGATAAAATTTAAGCGGTTCAAGAACAGAATCCACGATTCCAACGATGGAACGTGCTTCTGCAATGCGTCCGGTGTTCTTATTGGAGTAGACCCGCACGCGCAGGGAAACAGCAGCGTACTTGCTGTGACCAGCAGAATCAATATGTACAGGCAAATTGTTGTTTTCCTCTATCTGCACACACGGAAACCTCTTAACAGGTCGGTCATCAATTTCGCTAGTGACTAAGATACCGGGCACTTGCTTTCGCAGTTCCTTGGCAACAGCCGTGTAGATAGAGTTGAAATAATCAATCAACTATTCCAAACCTCCCTCCACGTTGCTTCGACCTGAGAAGCCATTTCCTCAACAGCTCCCCACATAGCCATAGCTGCATCATTACCACTGGTGTAGTTCAGCTGACCCTTGCCGTCTACTTCCTTGACAGGCGTACCGGCATTGCCAGATTCACCGTAGTAGTACCAGCGCTTGTGCTTGCCGTTTTCTTTGCCGTATGTGCCATGTTCACCAATGTTATCAGGCAAAGGGAGCGGGCCGACTGTTCCGGTAGCGCCCCAGCCCTGATGTATAACACCTGTGCCGAACTCAATGTGAGCAACCGCCTGCCCCTCCGCTAGGATGGTGCAAGAAGTGCCATTTTGGCTAACTTCGCACTTAACATCGTTTTTGCCAGCATATTGGGCATTGGCAAAACGGATTGTTGCAACAGCAAGACCTTTATCGGCAAGCGCTCTTGCAAACAATTGTGCTTTTTGGTTCAGGGTGGTCTTGTATTTGCGAATATCTTCCTCAGCCTGTTTAAGTCCGGCATCGCTCAACCTCACTTTAATTTTCACTTGCAGCCACCTCTTTCAGCGCATACTTCGTGTCGGTAATATGCTCTGCGACCTTGGCCACGATGTAATTGAAGGGCTTGGAAACGTCTGTCTGAAACC